TTCGGGGCAGTCCGGAGAGTTGATGGCGTAGGGTATCGTGATGACGTCGTCGACGCCGCTCTGGTTTATGGAGATATCCATCTCACCATCCACCGCATAGACTTCGCGCGAGCTGGTGGACGTGACCGTCAGCACGGCATTGCCCTCGGCATCCCGGAGCGTCAGAGTTGCGGGTTTGGACGGATCCTGGGCGTCTGCGAGGCTCTCCCACGTCCACTTGCTGCCGAGCGTTACGGCTGCCACCCAATAGCCGCCTTGCGATGATTCCAGATAGCTGTATCCGCCGCCGCCCGTGAGCGTGAGACTCTTCTTTTCGACGACGAGCGTGTCTTCTGGTGACGGCGCGCCGCCAGACGTCGTGCGCCCCCAGGCGAGGGTATCGAACATTTCGCCGACGGCCGCGGTGACCGCCGTCGCCGTCGCATCCGTGTAGGCGTTCGCCCGCGCGACCGTGCCGGAGGAGTCCACAACCGAGCTGTACATTGTCGCGTTAGTGTACGCCACAGTCAGCGTCGCGTTCGAGGATCCGGCATCGGCGACGACGAGCTTTACGTCATCGCCGAGCGCCCAGGACTCGATGACACCCACTTTGTTGGACAGGCTCGTGACATCATCCGCCCAGGCGAGCTCGCCCAGTCGGGTGGCGGCATCCGTGCGCAGGGAGAATGCGAAAGCTGCGCACAGGATGCCAAAAAACACTATCTTCCTCATGTCGACCTCATGTCAAAATTAACGCGCGTATAGTACCGCAGTCGTCTTGCCCCCAGTCGTCGTGTAGAGGATGTACGCCGTCCCAAGTTCGACCGTCGTCGCACTCGTGAGAGCCGTGCCATTAACTTTTAGGTTAGCGAGCGGCACCTTGGCATTCACCGCCGCATCAACCTTGGTGGCATCGCTTGAGGTCATGGCGACATCACTGCCATAAAGGGTAATGTTCGAGGACAGGGCCTTGCCATTCACCTTGCGGGACGTGGGGACGTAACCGGAAAGCGACTGATGGGACGTGAGAGGCGTTATCGACGCAGAGCCGATCGTTATCACACCGTTTGTGATATAGGCGTCTGTAATGCCGTAACCGGCGATCGTCGTCGGCGTCGAGCCGATTTCATTCCATGTGTAGGAGGGCTTCGTTGCCTGGAGCGCCCAGTCATACCAGGTGATCGAGCTGGAGCCCAAAGTGATCTTCTTGTCCGACGTGTTGACCGTCTCGATCTTGGCGTCTGTGATGCCATAGCCTGATATCGTCGTCGCGGTACCCGCCTTTCCCGCGAGTAGAGTGTCGGTTTTGGATTTTGTGTAGACGGTCGCGGAGTTTGAGCCGATCGAGACCGTCGCCGTGCCGGCAGAGGTGTCGTTGGAAACACCTTCTCCGGTTGTCGTGTACACCGTCGCGGCGTCGCCGTTGATCGTCACGGTGGCCGTGCCGGCAGAGGTGTCGTTGACGAGCGAATTGTTGAGCCCGGAGTTGCTGATGTGGGTCGTCAGCGGGGTGATCGTCGTGCCCTGAATCGTTATGACGCCGTTGGAGATATTCGCATAGTCCGCGAAATTCTCTTCAAGAACGATCGTGCCGATGGCCGTATCTTCAGCCATCGCCGCGAAGGCGAGCGCCGCAAATGCGGCCAATGTCAACTTTTTCATTCGTCGTTTCCTTTCGGTGCTTGGGTGGTGGGTGTGGTGGAGAAGATCCTGAAGCGGGTTATTCCATCGCCGTCTATGGTGGCGCGTATCGTGTAGGCGGGAGCGTTGGTGAGGGACATCATGTCACCCGTATGGGCCACCTCGGCAAGCGCGTTTGTGGAGGCGGATATCGCGACCGAAACGGCGCTCAATCCGTTTGTCAGCGAGTCTCCGCCAACGCTCACGGCGTCGATCCTGCCGTCGGCGCTGGTCCTAACCGAGGCGATCTTGCGAGCCTCGGCGAGAGCGACGATGGCCGCTGCGGCGGCCGCCAGCGCTATTGCGATTTTAGTCGCCTCCATTGCCGCCTCCTCCCTCGCCATCGATGCCGTTGCGATCAACTACTCCGCCGGCCTCATCCTCATCGGGGATGTAGAGGATCGGCGCGCCGTCCTCATATCGGAGATACAGATCTCCGGCGTTTGCGAGTGCAACATACGCGACCGCCGAGGCGACGATGTTGGAGATCGTCGCGGGATCGCGATAATAGGCGTCCATCGTGACGCCGTTGTCGTCGCTTTGCCAGTATACATTGCCGATCAATGAGAGGCAGATCGATGTGATGATCGGCTCCAAGTCCTTAAAGCGCACGATGCCTAAAGCGTTCGTGGTCCCCCAGAGATAATCCTCGGTCTGGCCGCCGCGCCTGACGGCGACGCCGTTGTACATATATCCGGTTAAATTATCCTCACTGTGGGAGCTCCAGCGCACGCGGATACCGCCGCGCACGGAGCTCCCGCGCTGCTGCGCAAGGTAATCGGTCTCCACTCCAGGAGACGTGAGCGTGTTCGACGTCGAGGAGATTGCGCCGACCTCCGATGCCGTATAGGATGGCTTGGTGTTCGCTTTGGCCCACTCCGGCACGGTTGGATCGGTCTCCGCCGTGAGGTAGCCTGCGTCTGCCACCGCCTGCGCGAGCGCGCTTGTGGCGGCTTCGATGTCATCACGGTCAGCCTTGCCTGCAGACAGGAGGGCGATGCTGTCCTTGGCCTCTGCCAGCTCCCAAGATAACGCCGCACCTCGTCCATTGGGGATCGATGACATGCGCGTGACGGTGTAGTGGATCCCCGAGTAAGGATCTTCCAGCTCCAACTCCTGGGCGAATTCGCTTTCTAACGCATAGGCATCCGGGTATGTGACACCTGCCAGCGGTTTGTTCTTTGGCTGCGCCTGGAGTCTCCATTCAATCTGGTCCCACTCCTCGTTGTACGCCCAGGTGAGGCGCCAGAACATGCCGAGGCGGGGGGTGCTTTCCCATTTGTTGACCCCTGCGGGGCAGAGCGTGGTCGTCCCGTCAAGGAGCCATCCGTCCGAGTAGATGCCGGCGTCCCTGTCGGCCTTGGATGTCGCCAGGGCGGCTATGTCCGCGCCCAGGGCCTCGACGCCGGCAAGGGCGTTGGACACCGCCACCTCCGTGGCGAGTCCGCTGAAGTCGACACCGACGACGACAGCCGGATCGCCATCGAGATCCATGCCGTTCAAGGATGCGCGCTCCACGCTGGCCGCGAAACCTCCCAACGAAAGCGCGGCTACCGTCGCCACCGTCGCCCCGAGACGGCCCAGCGCGTCGCCTATGCGCCCTATGGCGGAGCGTATCGCCGGCAGCGTGTTCGTCGTCAGATCCAGCTCAACGCCCTTCAAAGGCGCCTCCTGGAGCTTGACGACTCCATGATCGACATCGCCCCCCGGATAGTACTCTCCACCGTTCTCACGTCCGTCCGCAGGACCGATCCGGCCGCCGTTGGCGGGATACAGCTGCCCGGCAGGCTCGACATCCGGCCTGCACAGGCAATCAGGACGGCCGGCGGGATAGTACTCGCCCTCGCTCCTGCGCACGTCAGCCATCACCTGCCTCCTTTTGACTCGATCGACTCGACGCCGGTCCTGCCGATCTCGGCGTTCTCCCCGTACTGGCGCTCCTGCATCTCGAGCGCCTGGAGCCACTGCGACAGCTTCTGCTGCGAATCAGCCGAGAGATCCTCGAACATCCCGGGGTTGGACTGCTGCTGCTCCCTGTACCAGCCGATCCTTGCGCCGTAGTTCCACTTTCCGGACGTGTCCATCTGCGGCATGATGCCGGCCTTTATGAGCACGAAGTTTCGCTGCTCGTCGGCCACATCGTCCATGGTGAGCGCCTCGGGCGACTTGAACGCGACTCTCGAAAGCTCCGGGAACAGCTGGATGAACGCATACCTCGCGACAGCGCCGCCGTCTATCTCGCCCTTGCGGTCGAGCGACTGCATGAGCTGCGCTATAGTGCCTATCTTGCGGGAAAGCACCTCGTCGTTCAGATTCGACGGATCAAGTTCCAGGGTAAGTCCGAAGTCGCCGCGTATATCCTCACGCTTCAGCCCCCTCGTGTCACCGTCGCCGGTGACGGTCGCGAGTATCTCGTCGGACGCAAAGTCCTGCGCAGCCTCGATCAGCGCGACGTAAAGATCCCTCACCTGCGGCAGCAGCCCTATCACAAAGGCGCGCCTCCTCTCGGAGACGTCCGTGTTCCCATCCATCGCGACTCCGAAATAGCTCCAGAGCTCGCGCTTGATCTTCTCCTCGCTCCTGTCGGCCGCCGCTGGATACGCCGGGGGCTGCATGAAAGAGACGTCGTCCGACGCTCCCATCGAGATCTCGGCCAGGGGCTCGAGGATTATGTCCCGCACCCTCGATCCCTTGGCCTTCACCGGGGGGACGCTTCCGAGGATGGCGTTGTCGGCCGCGAGATCCCTGAGCATCTTCGCGACGCCCGCGTCCGGGACGGCGATCTCCGCTATGCCCCTGGAGCCGGTGATGTTCCCGCCCTTGACCTCACGCCTGAAGACGATGACATCCCATCTGCCGTGCCTGTTCGTCAGAAGCCTCTTCCCGAACGCGCTGCCGCTCGCCGGGGAGAGGACCGTCACAGCCCTCGCCGTCTCGCCGGTTTCGGACGTCTCAAGCGTGTAGCACCAGACGATGTTCACGAAATCCTTGAGATCGGCCAGATCCTCCGTCGAGTAGTCGGCGTAGAACGCCTGGCCCTTGGATCTGATGGACTCCTCCACCCATCCGGCATCCCATCCGTCCTCCGCTATGCGCTCCCTGAGCCACGCCTCCGTGACCCAGTCGGTGCGGAACCAGGGGCTTGCGTAGCTGAAATCCTCGACGCGCTCCGGAAAGCAGAAATCCTCGCCGAACCGGAGCGCCTTGACCTCGGGGCCCTCCCACGCGGCGACCCGGGCCCTCGCCTCGCATTCGCCGTCCTGCAGGAGCGCCGACGCTATCGCCTCGATGTCGCCGGCGTAGCAGCCCCTCGTGTCCACGAGCCACTTGGCGAACCTCTCCCGCGCAGCCATTGCAGGGGCCTCGTCCACCACGGAGCCGGAGGGCTCCAGGGCGAGCGAGAACTCCGTCGAGGCATCCACGACTGAGGCCTCGTCGGCCGCGGTGCGCCATGCGACGTACTCCTCCTCGAGCGCCGTACGCTCGAGCCTCGCCACCCCGAGCGCCGTGCGCCTGGTCCAGCCGACGTCCATGGCCGCGACGGCCGGCGTGTCAACAAGCATGTAGTACGCCAGAGCCCTGAGGTTGGACGTCCACTGCGCGCCCATCTTCGAGATCTCCCACTTGAGGAGCTTCTGTATCGACGCGGCGCGCCTCTCGGCGTCCGCACCACCGGCGCAGGTGATCTCGACCCTCGCCGACGCCACGGCGATGAGAAACAGCGCCTCAAGCTCCTGGAAGATCGCATCACCCCATCTGATGCGCTGATCGCTCGACTGGTCGAACGGCCATGCGGCCTCATCCTCGGAGTCGAGCTTGAGGCCGCTTATGTCCTGGCCCTTCCACCGGCAGTTGAAGCCGTCTGCCATGCGGCGCCCCTCGCCGAAGAAACGCGCGCTGCGCTCCTTCCAGTACGCGAGCTCCGCGACCAGCTGGCCGCGCTCGTCCTCTGAAAGCTCCTGTTGGGTGCCAATCCGCCTCATCTCGACTGCTCCTGGAAAATTGGGCCCCTCCCTGCGGGGATAGGGAATTTCGGCAGGGAGGGGCCCGTCTCGCTATTAATCCTTCAGTCCGCTACAGCTGCGAAACCTGGTGGCGGATGGCGAACTGCCCCATCGGATTGAGGCAGGTGAGCCTCAAAGTCGCGGTATGGTAGCCGCGCGGGCCGGCGCCCTTGTCGGGCAGCGGGAAGTCGCGCAACGCCTCAAGCGTGCCGATGTTCCACATCTTCGGGTCGATGAACGCGCCCGTATAGTGGCTCGCGTCGCCGATGGCCATTGTGGACGCATCAGCGCCGATCTGGCCGTCGTACATCACATGGCAGGTCACGCCGTCGAAGTTGAAGTCGTCGCAGATGAGCGTGATCTTCTTCAGGTCCGCCGGCTGCGTACGCCTGAGATTGACGTCCGTCGCCTTGGAGAGCCATTCGCTCATCACGGTCTTGAGGTCGATGCCGACAAGACCCACGAGCGACATGTTGCCCGTGCCGCGCTGCTTGCGCGCCTTGATGAGCTCCGCCTTGAACGCCGCCTCGGTGAGGTTGGCGACATTCGTGGTGAGGCCCGCCACCGGGCAGAGCTCCTTCGGGATCGTATGGACGGAGTGCAGCGTCGACGCGCCCGCGTCGGTGCGCGTCGCCAGCGGCTTGAGCCAGCTCAGGAGTCCGCGCGTGACGGGGTTGTGGCTCTCGCCGTACGCCACTGCCTCCTGGTCGCTGGAGATGGCACGCTCGATGGAGAGCATCAGGTTCTGCGCATCCTTCATGCGCTTGCGCGTCAGAGTCTCGCCGGACTTCTCGTTGTGCCCAGGCAACATCTGCCTGTGCCTGGTGACGAGATAGCCCTTGGAGTCGAACACCTCGCAGACGTGCGCGAGGACGAAGTCCTTGTACTCCGCGAAGTTCGCCTCATTGTGGTCGGCGCCCTCAGCGCTCCTGGCGTTGTAGGCCTCGGGGAACGCCTCGACCTGGTTCTTCTGCTCCCAGTCGGTCGGCTTCTTGCCGCGACCGATGATGGTCTGGAGGATGCAGTCCTCGCGCTTGGACGCGACGACTCCATCCTGGAAATCTGGATCGACGAGTTCGCGATCCGCTGTAAAATAAGCCATTCTCTAACCTCACTTCCTTTTGCCGCGCGACATCGCCCGGTAAAGGTCCGCCTCGCTCGAGACGGAACCCCAGTCGATCTCGCCGCCGCCGCTCGCAACCGGCCTTCTCGACCGGCCGTCGGGCTTGTTCCTTTCCGACTTTGCAACCCTTTTGGGCTGCGCCTTCTTGTTTGGATCCCAACCGGCCTTCATGGCCGCGATGCCCAGCTCCAGCACCTTGCGGGTCTTCTTTCGAAGATCCTTCTGGACGTCGCCAAACTCGTCGTCCAGCTCATCGACGCGCTGCCTCTGGCGCCTGAGTTCCTTGCGGAGCTCGCCCTGCGTCAGCGTACTGCCTCCGATCTCGTAGGAGTCCTTGTTGTCGTCCAGGAGATCCTCGATGTACGCCACGGTGGACTTCGCCCTCTCAAGGTCGGCTATGCCCTTCGCCTCGCGTGCAGTCATGAGGCTCGGCAGCACGCCGGACTTCTCCGCCGCCGCGACGATGGCCTTGCCGTCGTCGCCGCCAAGCTTCTTCGCCTCCTCCAGCTCCTTCTCCAGCGTCTGGATGCGCCCGTCGCGGTCCTTCCGCTCGGCCACAAGCTTTTTGATGCGCTTCTGCGCGCGCTGTCCAAGCTGCTTGAAGTCCTCTTCATCATCCTCGTCGTCGCCGTCGTCGCCTTCATCGTCGTCGTCGCCGTCGTCGCCTTCTTCTTCATCCTCGATTCCAGCGTCGTCATCGTCGTCGTCGGCTTCCTCGGTTCGACCGTCGTCCTCCTCGGTATTGAGAGTCTCTTCAAGCTCCTCGTCGTCTGTTCCAGGTTTCGGCATCTCTTTCCTCCCGCACGATCAAGGCCGTGCGCACCTTTTCAAGCCCGCCGTAACATTACGCGGATGCGGTGGTCGGCGCGTCCCATCGCCCGCGGCAAGGCCATTATCGCACTTTGTCAAGGGGCCGGAAAGAAAAAAACGCCTCTAGGGCTCATTTTTGTGTGTATATACACACATCGCCGACTTTTCAGATCCATGGACGGCGCCTTCTGGCCCTGGAAGCCCGGGCGCGACGGGCGTCTTCGAAGCCGGCAGACTCGCCCACGGCCGTTGCGTCATCGGCCCCGAAGCCGGTCAGATCCGACAGCGTGACATACCTGTCGCAGTCGATGAAATCCTTGCAGGCACCCTTCTGGCCGTCGGCGCCGGTATATGTCTCGTACGCGAAGATCGTGTTGACGCATTCGGCCGAGATGAGGTACCTCCCGGTGTTGAGCCGGTCCCGGATCATGTTCACGCCGACCTCGATGGACTGCCCGCTCGCAGGCGTGAAACCCTCGGCAAGCGCGCTCACATCCTCGAAGAGCGATCTCGTTTCACCCTGGTGGATCTTGCTCTGGCTTGCGGCCCGGCTGTCGATGATCCTGAAGGCCATCCTCTCGGCGACGCCGTCCACCTCGGACCACTCCTCGACGACGCCATCGTCCGGCCGCGGGGACGCGCCGGAGGCCGTTCCGGCCCATTCCGTGTAGTTGCGCCACCCTTCGAGCCTGGCCCATTCGAACTTGTACGCGCTGTAGCCGAAGCCGAACGGCTCCTGCGCATCCCCCCGATCGCCGTCATTGACGCCACCCTTGCGGTCGCTCGGCACCGCCCAGGGACCGGGGATCCCGACGCCCGGGATCTCATAGGCACCGGGCCAGTCGCGGTATTTGTAGAGCACGTCGCTCACGGGCTCGTAGCCGTACCAGCCGCATGTCCAGTTGCGCTCCGGCGCCGGATCTACGACCATGCAGCGCACCAGCCTCGACGGTATCCTCTCCGGCGCGACGACATGCTTCTCCCTGCTGAACTCCGGGAACATGCGCCCCTTGATCCTGGTCGCCACGCCGTAGACGCGCTTCTTGATCATCGCGGTGGCGTTGCGGTTCTTCAGAGCCTGCTGTATCACCTCGCCTGGAGTCCCGTACGGATTGTCGCCGCCGTAGAACCATACCGCCGCGACTTCGCCGCCGCGGCACACCGCGACGCGCGGCACCCGGCCGAAGCTGCGCTCCGCCGGCGGGATGTCGTCCGTGACACCCAACGCCCATTTAAGGCATCGCTCCGGCCTCGATTCCGGTATGCACGGGTCGACGGCCCGGTCGGTATTGCGCCAGACCGACAGCGCATTCCACTCCTCCTCGCCCAGGCCGAGCTCGGCCCATGGCCAGCACTCGCGTCCGTCGGACGGCAGCATGTAGGCGGTGTGCCATTTCGTGACCTTCATGCCCTCTAAGATCTCCGAGACGACGGGCGTCATGCCGCTGATCGGCGTGAAGGTCATCACAAGATTGCCGGCCACGCTCGAGCAGCGGAAGCGGGCGGCCTCGAGAAACGATTTCGGGAACTCCTCGTCGAGCCAGCAGAAGTTGAGCGCGCTGCCCTCCATGGCCGCCTCGACGCGCATCTCGTAGGTGATGAACCGTACGGACGAGCCGTTGGCGAATGTCATCTTCGAGCCGGAGAAGCCGTTCTGCTTCGTGTAGGCGATGTACTCGTCGGCCGTTTTTACGGTCTTCTTGAGCTCCTTCGGGAGATAGTGCCACACCCTCGGCTCCTGCACCTGCTTGCCGGTCGGAAGCGACTGGAAGCCGATGTTGATCGACCGTCCGCCGAGCATGGCCTCCGACATGGCCAGCCGCGCCGCGAAGTCCGTCTTGCCGCTCCTGTTGGCGCCCATGATGAGCAGCTCGCCGACAGGATGCGCAAAACCGAGCGCCTCGCGGGTCCGTGCGGCCCACTCGTCCCAACCCATGCCCATGACGCGCTTCACGGCCGCCGACTCCCTGGGGAGCGGCTTCGTGTTCCTGAGAAGCGCCTTGGCCACGAGCCAGATCTCAGGTTCGTAGCCGTTGCGGAAAGGGTCGTCCGCCATCAGCCGGAGATGCGCCTCCCGCTGTCTGCCGAGCATCGCCATCGCCTCGGCGGCGTCCATGCCGCGCGCCTTGGCCACGGCCAGCGCATCCCTCTCCACGGGCGGCTGGAAGAAGGCGTCACGCACCGGCGACCTCCACCTTCCGCCCCCAGCGCTTCTCCCACTTGAGGAAGATCTCCTTGTACCGCTTCGCGGCTATGAAGCGGCCCTGTATCCGGAAAAGCTCATCGGGCCCCGAGAGGACACCTCCCCTTTCGACCATGTCGGATTCAGCCTCAAGCCTGACCTGCTCGGCCATGGCCAGAGGGACGATCTTCAGCCGCTCCGGCAGCGAGAAGAAATCCTCGCGGTCCTTCTCCGTCACCCCGAACATATCCAGTACTTCGATCCGGTTTTTCGTTGTCATCCTACCGCCTCCCCTCTCACGCTCCGCCTCAGCGCAGCCATCCGTGCAATGCGGTCGCGATGGCTGCGCTGATACCGTTCGCGGACCGCATCAAGGGCCTGATCGACGTGATCATACCACTTCGGCGGGAAGCCGAGCAGCCAGCCCTCATGCCGACCACTCATCGAATGGTGCAGCTCCCTCTCGCGGATGATCCGCTCCGTGAACTGCTCCGTCGTCTCCCCCGGGAAGCGCGTCCACCTGAGCCCGATCCCTCCTGTGAGCTCAAGTATCTCGTCGCCGTCGTTGTACATCCAGTCGTCGCGGATCCGCGCGAAACAGTCGTAATCGACCATCTTCACCTTTTCGCGCTTCTCCCCGTAGGCCACGGCCTTCGGCGACGCCTCGTAGTCGCCCGGGCGGAACATGAAATACCGGCTGAACATCAGCATCGGAATAACCGCCTTGCCGCCCTGCTGCTGCTTTATGATGCAGTACTTTATCGGCCGGATGCCGTCCACGGCGAGGCTCTTCTGCCCCGTCTCGAATCTGCGCACCGTCTCCGGATCGACGCCTCCGACCTTCCCCAGGGCGTGGTTCGGATCCCCGTACGCAAGCTGTATGGGCGGATTCTCCTTCCAGTACGAGACGACCTCCTCGTCCTGCACCAGGACGGCGACGCTCGCCGCCGCGCGGCCGATCTCGCTTGAGTCGCCGAGATGGTCGAGCCCCGGCACCTTGCTCGTCCCAGAGCGGACATCCTTAGCGAACTGGTTGGAAAGCTGGACAAGGCAGACGATCGGTATCTTGAGCTTCTTGGCCAGGCGCTTTATGGCCTTCGTCGCCTCCATGACCTTGATGTATGGAGCGGTCGATCCGGCGAGTTCAGGATCCACGAGCTGCAGGTAGTCGATGATCGCCGTCTGCCAGCCCTTCGTCTTGACGCCGCGCGTTATCTCGTACTCGATGCGCCCTATCGCATCCTCCTCGGTGATGCCAACCACATCCTCGCCGGCAAACGAACGGAAATGGCGCTCGAACTCGTCCACGTACGACTTCGACGCGCCGAAGTTGAGCTTAGACAGGCTCAGCTGGCCGGACAGGCAGGCATACCGGTCGGCCAGCCCCTCGGCCGGCATGTCGATGCAGACGAAGCCATGCTTGATGCCCATTCGGATCCAGTAGTAGCTGAAGTTGACCGCCATCGTCGTCTTGCCCTGGCTCGGGAGCGCCGCGACGATATGCAGCCCAGGCTTGAGGCCGGCATAGACGCTGTTGAAGATCCCCCAGGGAAGCGGCACGCCGTCGAAGCTGTCCCAGTTCTTGTTCACGAAGCGCTCCTCGGAGAGCCACCGCTTCATGCAGATCGAATCCTCGAGGAACGAGCCGACGTCCCGCAGCGTCTCCCCTCCCCCCGCGATGAAGTCCCTGATCTCGGTGAGCTGCTTGACGAACGTCTCGACCATTCCGCCGACGGTGTTGGGCGTGATCTCGCGCGAAAATTCCATCGCCGCGCGGTGGGCGAGCCTGTAGGCCTGCCGGCACTTCATCGCGTCGGCGTAATATCCGGCATGGGTGCCGATGACGCCCATGCCGGCCTCAACGACATCGAGGACGGCCGAGCGATCCTCGCCCATCCGCCTGGCGACGAGGATCGGATCCACAGCCCGCTTCTCCCGCCACTCCTCAAGACAGGCCTCCCAGACCTTCGCGTTACGCTTCGACATGAACCATGCGGTGCATAGGCCGTAACGCTGGTATGACTCCATCGCCGCCTCGACGATCCCTGGATCCTGCTCGACGAGCAGACATCCGAGGACGCCGACCTCGATGTCGGTCTCATTGCCGCTCTGCTCTGGTGTTCTCATGCTCCCATCCTCCGTCAGCACAGATTGTCCACGCTCGGCCGCTCGTTGAAGTCGAGCTGTCCGGCATCCGCCCTAGGCGGCGGCTCCTCCCGGTCCGGGATGATCTCGTCACGCCACCTCTCGCCCCGGAGCCATTTGGCCAGCTGCGGCGCAAAGCAGTCCGACTTCCCGCTCTTCCGCCAACGGCTGCACCACTCGCCGTGGAGCGACAGGATCTCGCGCGGGGATTTTTTGAGGCACAGCGAGCGGAACGCCCGCTCGGCGGCCTTGATGTTCTCCTTCCTCGGATGCATCTCGGCGATCGCCTTGAACGTCGACGACAGCTCCTCCTCGGACGGTGGCGACGGACTGTCGTCCTGTTCATCCGGACCTGAAGGATCTGAAAAATTTTTTTCATCCCCGTCAGGGGATATAGGGGTATATATACCTATCCTATCCTTACCTATCCTATCCCGCGAAACAGAATTGCCTTTGACGCGCAACAAATCCTGTTTTGACGCGTGACAGTTCGCTTTCTGTTCCTCGTCAGATTCCTTTCTGTCAAGTGACGCTCTGCGCATACGTGTTTTTGCAATGGAGCTGTTTCTTCTAGAATTAGCCCCGTCAAAGGTCATTTTCAAAGATTTGACAATTACTTGCGGAAGACCTTTCACTTCGACCTTTTCACCGAGCAAAGAGCGCATTAAAGAGCCGACTTGAGTGTCAGAAAGTTCTCCATCTCTAACAATTTCCAAAATTTCGAACGGCACGATCAAACCGACTTCATTTTCCGTCGGAATGAAATTTTTGAAGCAGTTTTTTTCTTCAGGCATGGCACTGACTCCTTCGGTTTCTGTTGCGGTTCCGGCGCTTGGCGTCGCGGAATTTAAGCTGCATCTGGACCCATCCATCCTCCATCTGGAATGTGATTGCGCCGGCGAATTTGAGGTTGCAGGCGACGCTGAGCCAGTCGCTTCCGAACGCCTCTGCGCACTCGTCGGAGTATGTCGCAAACCTCCCTTCGGCGTCGCCGAACGAGTATAGCGTAGCCAGGAACCCCCTCTCCTGGAGGGTGAACCGGCCCGCCCCCAAACGCTCAAACCAGGTGTCTCTCATGACTAGTACCTCGATGGGTTGATCGTCTCCACGAGAACCAGAAGCCGGCCTGAGACCCTGAAATCGAACTGCTGGTCACGCCTCAGAAGACGTGAATCGTACACCGTCACAATGACCGTCTTGCCGTTCGCGAGCATGGCCGCGCGCATCTTTTTTGTATTTGGGCACCTGTCGACGAGCCTGCACGTTATTATGCCGTCCCCGGGCTTGATTGGCTGAATGCGCGTCAGATCGGCGTTTGGGTCGCGCGATTTTATCCAGGCCTCCGTCATGCCGGCATGGCCACCTACGCAGTCCCAGAGCTCGCCGCGCGTTTTTGCCGTGCGCGCCTGGGCCGTCACGCGCTGGCCGATCCCCAGGAGCCGGCATACATCGATGTCGGCATAAACCTTGGGTAAAGGCGGGGGATTTTTTTGAATCTCTCCGCCGGTTTCGGGCGGTCGGAAATCCTCTCTAAGCTCCTCTTTCAGGTCTCCAAGCAGTTTACGCTGCCTCTCAGTGAAGTTCTTAGCCACAATCCACCTTCCTTTCAGCTGACGCCTGTTTAAAGCTATACATTTTAAGGCTACCCGCCCCCCGCGCGCGGGCCCCCACCCCCCCCCGCCCCCTTGCGAGGCCGGGCGCCGCACGGCCGTATGGGCTGCGGCCGACATACGCATAGGCCTTAGGTCCGAACTCGGATCCGGCCGAAAACCCCAAGAATTTGCAAACAAATTTGCAAACACACTCGCAAGCCCCTTTATTTATTGGGCTATGGTACTCATTACGCATGGACGACACCTCCGTTTGCGGCCTCGCCGGATCCAGCATCGACCGCCTCATCCGGAGTCCCGGCGACCGCCTCGACAGCCTCGCCGGCGAGGAATCCGCCGCCGCGGTTTTTTCCGGGAACGAATCTATTCTCCGGACCGCCATCGATGACATCGAGATAGTCGCTGCCGACATCGCTCTGCGGCTGCACCTTTCTACCCTCTCGCCCGGTATCGCCCTGGGCGAGAGACGTGAGAAGCGACAGAGCCTTTGCGACTCCCGGCAATCCGGCAGCCCTGACGGCATCCTTATCACAAAAAAGCCCGCGCGCCGCCTCGATGCCCATCGCAACCGTATGCTGCAGCGCGACAGTGGCATTGCGCCTCATCTCCTCAACGCGCCCAGGATTGCGCACGAGCTCCCTGTCGGCTATGGCGTAGACCGTGTTAGGTGAGATATGCAGGAGCCGCGCGACGCGCGTGACGCCGATCCCAAACTCGAAATAGAGCCTGGCCGCCAACTCGTATTTGGCGGGATCCCTCGCCAGGAGTCCCTCGCCAGTGTACGATTTGCATAGCGAGATCTCGCTCTCGTCGGCCTCGGCGAGCGCGAGCCTCCTCAGCTCCTCCTCCATCCCGGGCAGGAGCTGCACCTCGCCAGCTCTGGCACCACCAATCACATCGCCGGGCATGGCTCGAGCTCCGGATTGCTGCACGCCTCGCGCTCGAGGGCAAGCTGCCACTCCCTCACGGCCGCGCGTGTGCTCTTGCGCGACAGCCCGTGGCCGTAGTTGCCCCATCTGAGGCCTTTTTCGCCGCCCGACTCGGCGAAAAGCCTCATCTGCTCGGCGACGAAATGCCGGTCGACGCCGGTCTCGTAGGCGATCTCGCCCGCCGAGAGCGTTTCCAACGGCGATTTGGAGTAGTTGTAGATCTCCACGGATCTCCTGCCCATCACGCACCTCCTTAAGCCAGCGGCGAGAACTCGCGCCCGGCCTCATCAAGCCAGCTCTGCTCGATCTCCTGGCGCTCGATCGCCGCCTCCTTTAGAGCGCTCTTGCGCCCCGCATCCCAGCCCATAGAGAACGCAATGAACAGGAACGCAGCCAGAACCACAAAAAGCCCGACCGCCGACAACACGCCCGCCGGACTGCCCTGCGCATCATCGCTCTGCGGCAATATGATGCCCTCACTCCATCTGTCAAGTTCGTTGTTCATAAGTCCATAAGCCTCCTTTTTAACTTTCAGAAAAAATTCCCGCGCGGCGTGCCACCGGCGACCTTGCGCCCGCGCCACTCGATGCGCACTCCATCGCTCTCCAGGGCGCCGCCAAGCGCCCTGCGACGATCCTCCTGGCTCCGCCGCTTTGTAAAAAACCTGTGCCGGTTGAGCCTTCGGACCTCGACCTTGCAGCTGTCGCAGTAGGCCGCCTTGCGGCCGAACGCGCTGCGCCAGTGTGTAAACTCGGCCCCGCAGACCTCGCAGCAGAAAACATGCATCGTCCGCTCCGGCCCTCCGCCATCATCCTTCAAAGCCATCGTCACTCCTCCAGATTATCGGCCGTCTGTTCCGGCCTGCCAACCTGCCCACCTTTTGGGGTCGGGATTTATGCCATGTTCTTCGTGCCTCTGGTCGGGTCATGCCATTCCAACCTGTGGTAGGATCTCTCGAATGCAAATCTCACTTGCCGGCCGCCAAAAACTCCTTGTAGACAGCCTCAGCCTCCTTGTCCGCGAGCGAGCAGCCGACGTTCCTCATAAAGGCATCTATGACCTCCTCGCACCCGCTGCCAACCTCATCGAGCGCGCGATGGAGCTCCTTAATCGCGCAATCGACCACCCATTTTGGCCACACGCCATCCTCGGGCTGCTCATCGATCCAACGCACCAGGGAGTCAGCGGCCTCTTCCCTGGCCGCATCTACAAGCTTCACGCGCTTCGCCTCGGCTTTGCGCCGTTTCAATTCTTCCGGGTCGGCCTTTTCCGGCTCCGGCTCCGGTTCCGGCGGCGGCTCGTGCCACACCATCACCTTGTGACCAGCTTCCGAATAGACGTAGAGAGCCGTTTTACCTTTTGTAGGCTTTTTGGCGCCGCTGCCATATACCCTGTACGTCCACGGCGCCCCCTTGTACACCTTGTATCCACGCGCCGCGGCCTTCTCGATCTCCGCATCGATTACCTCCTGCTCACACTTTGCATAGCACTTGGCATCGAGGCAACACCCCAGCTCCGAAGTGACATCGTCGAAAAGGTCCCGGCAGCAGCCGGTGTTATTGGGGCACGCCAGGCATTTGGCCCGGGCGTTGAACATCGCATTACCAAGCTCCCGGCTCTCCCGCGCAAATTCGTGCTTTACATTGTACCACGCGAGCGCTTCACCGTAAGCGCACCAGTCGTACGCCCCGGCCTTCGCCAGCTTCTCCTGGATCCGCTCCGGATAGGCCGCCACATGCTCGAGGCAGTCGACGGTGATCCTTTTGCCGTCGGATACACACTTGCGCCAGGACTGGGACAGCTTGACGAGATTGGCGCGCCTGGCCACCCACTGCTCGCCGCG